CTAACGCGTATGGATCTTTCAGTCCATCTGGGTTTTGTTTATTCGGTTTAATAATGTGCATGGGATAAACATTAACAGACTTAACATGGCACATCCTCATTCGAGCAGCAAATCATCATCAGTCCAACAATTAAGGTTTTGATGTGCTCGATTTCTTTGGTCGGTACACTCTCTTTCCGGGGAGAGTGACCTTCCTCGCATTCTTTGACGTAAGGGGGTATTTGGAAACGTGCGAAGGCTTGGGTTGTGCTGCGACCACTTCCTGGTCAACAACAACATCAACGGCTGCTGGTGTAGGGGGTTTAGGCTCTGCACACAGTGGAGCTTTAAGAACTTCCTGCAACGATCTGGTCCTAGCCAGCCATTGATTGAACATACTTCGGTCGAATTCCGGAAAATGTTCACTAAGCTCGACATCCATCCATCCTCCAACATTAGCATTGGGGTATTGTACTGAATCGTCGTACTTTGCCCACCAATAACCGACTCCAAGTAATGAAGCGGGCCGGTAAGGTGAGAAAGACAACACTTTGGTGCAAAACTGTCCCAACACTGGGGTGTTCCGATCAGTCGCCACATAGGACAAGGCCTTCTCGACGAGCTTCTGCTCAGGCGATATGCTGTCCGGTAGGCGAACTGTTGAATGGAACTTGGATAACTGTCGTTTGATGTCGCACATACTATCAAGGCAGCCTTGCCACACTTCTGGTGAATAGTAGCGTGCCAAGAAATTGACCCCTCTTTCCCGCTTATGAACAATGCTGGCTTCCAAGATGAGCCCGACGCTGTTGGCAGCCCAAGAGTGGTCATCCACTCCAAGGTCAGCATCGAGACCATCGTCACCCATATGAATTCCGATCTTGTCGAAAGACTCACTAGGTGTGAAATACCTGCCGGTTTCATTACGCGAGTGTCGGAAGGCGAGGTAGGCCGTGAAGGCGGCCCGGAGGGTCTGGAAGACACTTGTAGCGGGGCATCCAGACCCATGTGAGGATCCTTGATCAAACGTGGTTCCATGGGGCAATATACCTTTATTATCCACGTTTGACTTGAGTAATTCATTCAAGAGAGCCCGGTGGTTACGATAGGCCTTCATCATAACCACACGATCCACCTGACGTAAGACCATAGTGATAGTACCGTCCATACGATGATAATCCGAAACATTAACGAAGCTTTGGGCATTCGAACATATTTCGGTCACACGGTGGGCGATTTCTAACGGGGTCTTGCCAGGGGCATACCACGGAAACTGTTTCATATGCTCTGATAGAGCAAGCGCAAACTGGGACATCTCCAGTTTTGGTGTATCTGCATAAGTCGAAATGTTCCTAGGATCTTTAACATCAGCATAACATTCTGCTTTAAGGAAACATTTCAGAACATGTTTATACCATGTTCCATGCACACACGCCCGCGCCAATGAAAGCTTCTGGGCTGGGCCAGTCTGCTTGTTGGCTACAACATCATAGCAGACAGGTTCAAGGGTCACAGTGCCGAGGATTAAAGAAGCAAACTCCTCGATGCACTGATCCCGGAACATATTAGGGCGCGGTTCGGCTTTCCGCAACTCCACGATGCGTCCGTCAATACAACGCCTCTCACTAGCAGCGTTGTTTACGGGCGCAAATGCTCCGTGGACTAAGGGACTCATAAACGCTTGCATCTTCGGTCTAGCATCCTGATCATAATGTTTCGGTTCATACTGATATGACCTTACTCCAATTTGAACAGGGTAAACAACAGGCATTTTCGCAACAATGCTTGACCGATGATACTCCGTTAAGATGACAGCTTCACGCCGTTGGTCCTTCTCAAGCCAACTTGCCGTAGTAGGCAACATTAGCTTGGTAACACCTAAGCGTGCAACACCCGCAATTGCTTCATCAGTAGAAGCGGGTATTGTAGCACACAAAAGTGAACCAGGACGTCCAGTCGTGACATAGGTGCCATCAGCCTTATGAACTTCAAACCGCACAAATGCGGTACCATCACTCGACCTTACTATCGGATTGAACCGCTTAAGACGCTTACCTGTTACCAAGTAATGTGCGATCAAAGCGCTCAAACCCGTGAAAATTTTCATAGGGGTCAACAATACGACCTGCCGGTGGGACACAACCTGTTTCCGTTCTACAGCATATGTAACTACTCTGGTTGGTATTCCCCACCAATAAGACGTTGCTATCAGCGAGTCATGGGCATAATCCCATAAATGATGTTCATATGAGCCTCCGCCAGCCACAAATGTCTTCAAAGAGCAATCTTCGTTAAAATGAAACGAAGTCTGTTCCTCTCCAACAGAAGCGGCTGATTCGGGTACTACCGTATAGAGCAAGACAGAATTACTACCATTGGCCAATAACTCTGGCATATCAATGTAGTAATCGACGTCACCAATGAACACAATGTCATCTGGCAACAAGTCGTCATGTCTGTTTCCAATTTTGGTATCCTTAGCCCAATACCACTGCCTTGTCCCACGAAGTCCTTTCCGTTGATCAGCAAGTGCCATACCAGGCACAAATATGCTGACTCCACAGTACGACGCAATGTTTTGGGCAAATTGTCGTGCTGACGAACGGGCCAACGCAGCAGTAGGATGGGTGTGACCAGGGGTCTGTCTTCCCTGGTACACTTCATTGGTGGCGAAAGCGTCGCGGACTACATCCTCGGCAATTTGAGGATGAGTAGCGAGACTTTCGCACAGCGCGGAAAGAGTACCTCTCCAATCCGCGCTCTTCAACGTCGTGAGGGCATGGTACGATAACGTTGTACCAGCCACGCAAAGTGCAATTCTTTGACACGACATCGGAACGGTGGGCGATTAATCCAC